TGATAATATTTGGGATGGTTTTATGGGGTCTGGCACTTTTGGTGTTTGTGTTAAAAATTTAAATGCTAATTATTTTGGAAGTGAATTAAATAAAGAAACTTTTGAAATGGCAAAAAAAAGAATTAACAATAATAATCAATTAAAAATTAAATTATAATGAATCAAAAAGAATATCAAGAAACTAGAGAATATATCTTAAATAAAGCTCAGGATATAATGGATGCTAAGCAACCAGAATACACAAACAAAAGTATTGATGTATTAAACAATTTTAAAACAACTGCTGAAAGTATAGGTATAAAACCTATGGAAGTTTGGGCGGTGTTTTTTAATAAACATATACAAGCTATATTAACTCATGCTGGTAATCCAAATATGAAACAAGCCGAGCCAATTGATAGTCGTTATGCTGATGCAATAAACTATTTGTTTTTAGGTTTTTCATTACTTGTTGATGAACAAAATAAAAAGGATATAATATCTGGCACAGAATGAATAAGTATTTAAAAGCTCAATCCTGGTGTTTAGATAATAATATTAAAATCTATATAGTACCCATAAAGCATAAAAAAGAATGTCATATTGAAATAAGTGACAATGGTTTATTTATTAAATCACCAGATACTTATAAAAATCAATCAATAGCCAGTAGTAAAATATGGGATTTATACTTGTATTTATATGAAAAAAAGCAAAATAATTAAAATAAATTGAAAAAATATTTTGTTATTTAAAATATATTTGTAATTTAGCTGTATTAAACAAACAAATTAATATTAAAAATTACAATTATGAATGAATTAAAATTAAACAAAATTGAAACTTTTGAAAGCGGTGTAAAAGTTGCTAAATTAGATTTAAAACTATCAGTTGAATCATCTTATACTGGTTCAATAAAATTTAAATTAAATGCTACTAGCTTAGCTGTTAGAGTTATGAGTGACCATACAGTTGGTGAGTTACAAATATTATTAAACTGGTTAAGTGAGGACAGTAAAGATGATGATAATTTAAGAACAAATCAATCTGAGGTTATTTTATTTGCAAAAAAAATGATAAAAGCAAATGAATCATTAAAAGAAATAAAAGAACTATAAAAACCTAATATGAATTATAAGGGAGTTTAAAAGCTCCCTTTTTTTTTGCATAAATATTAAAATAATTAAAATAAATTAAAAAAATTCTTTGTAATTAAAAAAATATTTGTATATTAGCTATGTAATTACAACGAAGTGGTTACATAAACAAAACAAAAAAATGAAAAATTTAACTACAAAAGAATTAGAATTATTAAAATTTATTCAAACACAACAAAACGAAGAAGGGCATTCAGATTTTTTAAGTACTGATGCTAAAAGCAAAAAAAATGCTGGTATTATTTCAAGTTTATTAAAAAAAGGATTAATTTTTAATTCTTTTGATGGCATTACAAAAGAGGAGTTTAAATATGATAATTCCTTAAATTATCAAAATAATGGTAAACCATGGAAAATGTGGGCATTAACAAGAGAATCACTTAATTATGTCGAAACTCCTAAATGCTGGGAAATTTAAAAATAAAACCTAATATAAAAAGCCAGGTTAATTCTATTGGCATTAGGTAATCAAAGGGGGTTTCACAACTCCCTTTTTTTTATGTATTTTTGTTAAATGGCAATTAGACAAGTTTCGACACATAAAAAAAGATTAATGCTTAAAGCATTGGAAAAAAGTTTATCAGTTGTTACAACAGCTGTAAAACAAGTTGGCATTGATAGACAAACACATTACAACTGGTTAAAGAAGGACCCAGAGTATGCGGCCAAAGTAAAAGACATTGAGAATGTTACATTAGATTTTGCGGAAAGCCAATTACATGAACAGATACGAGAGGGCAATGTAACAGCAACTATATTTCTATTAAAAACAAAAGGGAAAAAAAGAGGGTACATCGAAAGGCAAGAGATTCAACACGATAGTACTATTGAAAGCAAACTAATTGAATGGACACCAGCCAAAGACAAAAAGTAACTGAGTATTGCAATAAACAATTTTACCAGGCGGTTAACTCAGATAAAAGATTAAACATATTTCAAGGCGGTACTAGGAGCGGTAAATCCTGGAGCTTAATGCAATACTGTTTATATTTAATGACTACTCATAAAGAGCCATTAACAATATCAATAGTTCGTAAAACATTACCAGCTCTTAAAAGGTCAGTATTAAGGGATTTTTTACATATATCAAAACAGCTGGGTATCTACTGGCATGGAGTGCATAACAAAACAGAAAATACATTTGAATACAATGGCCATACCCTTGAGATGTTTAGTGCGGATGATGCACAAAAAATAAGGGGGTCAGCTAGGGATATATTATGGATTAATGAGGGTAATGAATTATTTTTTGAGGATTACCAACAATTGGTAATGCGGACCAGAAAAAATATTTATATTGATTTTAACCCATCTGACCCAGTACACTATTTATATGATTTAGCTGAGCGTGATGATGCGGCATTATTTATAAGCACATATAAGGATAATAAGTTTTTACCAAAAGAGTTAGTTGATGAAATTGAAAGGATTAAAGAGCGTGACCCAGATTACTGGCGTGTATATGGTGAGGGCCAAAGAGCTGAGTTTAGTGAAAAACAAATATTTAAGAATTGGAATTATATTCCTTATAAAGATTTTCCACAATTAGATGATGAGGTGCTGGGATGTGATTTTGGCTTTAGCCAAGATAATTTAGCTATTGTAAAAGTTGGTAAACATAAAAATAATTTATACATACATGAGCTTATTTATAAAAAGGGAATGACTAACAGAGACATCGCAAACTTTATTAAGGATAGTAAATTAGATGATATGCTAATGTATTGTGATAGTGCCGAGCCAAAAAGTATTGAGGAGCTTAGACAAATGAGCATCTGGGCCAAAGGTGCCATTAAAGGTCAAGGTTCAATTAATGCTGGTATTAGCTTATTAAAAGAGTTTGATATATATGTTAGTGAGGAATCAACAAACATTCTTAAAGAGCAAATAGGTTACATATATGATGAGTTAAAAGATGGCACAATAATCAATAAACCAAAAGCAAATCAACAAGACCATTTGCTAGATAGTATTAGATATTGTGTTTATTCAAGGTGGCGGAATCGCAACGATTTCTTTGTTGTATAAAAAAGAATTTATTATTTTGTATTTTTACATAAAATTTTATATTAATGGCAACATTCTTTGATAGGTTAAGGTCTATAATAACCAGTAAATCCCAAAATACAAGTGAACAATATAACAGAGCAATTTACAATTGGCTCGGCAATACTATTGTTTGGAATAGTGAAAATGATGAAACCTATATAAATGATGGTTACAGAAAAAATGCAACTATCTATTCAATTGTAAATATTATTACTAAGGCGGCATCTACAATACCCTATCACATTTATCGTAAGGTAAATGACAATAGTTATAAAAGATATAAGGCAATGAGTAGTGGTATTGCTGACCCTAATGTTATGCTTAAATCTAATATGTTAAAAAAACACGCTCTTGTTGAGCTTGAGCATACTGATTTACACAAACTATTAGAGCGACCAAATCCAGCTCAATCTTATGCAACTTGGATTACTGAAATGATTGCCTTTGGTAAATTAACTGGTAACCGCTACATTTATGGTATTGGACCAGAAACTGGTGAAAACATAAATAAATATACTGAGCTTTACATTATGCCATCACAGATTATGGAAATAAATTCTGGGGGTATAATGAAGCCAGTTGAATCATATACTATTGAGTATAATGGTACATACCATATACCAGCTGAGCAGATGTGCCATATAAAAGATTTTAACCCTTTTTATGATGGTACTGGTTCACATCTTTATGGTCAATCACCTCTAAAAGCTGGTTTACGTTCAATGACTACTAACAATGAGGCGACAGAAAGCGGAGTTAAATTTTTACAAAACCAGACAGCTAGGGGTTTATTAATGAGTGATGAGGGTGATTTAAATGAGGTACAAGCTCAACAATTAAAAGATAAATTTAGAAAAGAGCATCAAGGCAGTAAAAAAGCTGGTGATATTATTATAACTCCAAAAAAATTATCATGGGTTAATTTTGGTTTGAATGCATCTGATATGAGCTTAATAGAGCAATATAATGCATCAATAAAAGATTTATGTAACATCTACAATGTGCCAGTACAATTATTAAATAATACTGAAAGCTCAACATATAACAATAT